TCGTTCGATCTCTTCCGATGCGTACAATGCCGCGACCTGATCGCTGGCCGCATCTTCTGAAGCATGGCAACCCATTAACTGGGCGGTATCGTCTTTCACGACACCCCAGGGACGCGATATTGGGCAAGCCTTGGTTTGCTTCGTTCTATAGGGCATTAGCAACCTCGCTTACAACCTCTTGCGTCTGAGGCGATGGAGTAGCCGACTGAGCTGCACTGATTGCCAGTTGCTGTTCTTGTGGGGTGAGCAACCCAAGTTTCTTCTTCAGGTCTTGCTCTTTTTTGCGTTGATAGAACACCGCTCGCCATGATCGACCACGGGAACCGAGTTCCGTTTGGTAGTCGCTCATGAACGAATCGATTGCATCTTTTGCCGACGCCTGTTCGGTCTGAGGATCCACCCATTCCCATTCAGGGGTCTGCCACTCGACCGGGCTTGCTTTGCGTCGATCTGACAGCAAGTCGATCGGAGTTGGAAAACCTCGAATTCCGCTGATCGATGCCGCATCGAAGAACGCGTCCCAAGTCGGCTGGAGCATGTGCCGAATCAAGTATTGCTGCCAACAGCGAAACCGCCTTCGGTCTTCGAGTTGACTCGTACGGCTCGAACTGTAGGACGTCTGCGAATAGTCGCGGGCTACGGTCTCGTAAGACAATCCCGTGCCCACCGCAATCTGCCGAAGGATTAAAGCAATCCAAGGCTCCGCACCCGTAGACGGTCGCCCTGGGTTGATACCCTCGACGCTTTCGCCTGGGTTAAGCTCCATCACCATGCCCGGCTCAATGTATCGCTGTTTGTTGCCCGCCGAGTCTACAGGGCTTCCGCCGTCTGGATCCGCTAGATCACCCAGAGGAGTTTCGGTTTTAATGGCGACCGTGAAGCATGAAGCAACCGCCGATGCTTGTAGTTCGTTGTCGAGGTACGTACCCAAGTCACGAATAGCCGCAACGACTGGAGCAAACCAAGATACGCCCCGCGTCTGACCTACTCGCTCCCTGCGGAACAGGTGCATGATTTCCGACGCTGGAACTCGCTCAGGCTCTCGAGTGTAGGAGTATGGTTGCAATGGATGATCCGGATAGATCCAGTAAGCAACCGGCCTGCCTGTGTCGTCAACTTCAACCCCGCGAATGATGCGGTTTTCTCCGTTGGCCGTAAGCCTCGATGCGTAGTTGTCTTTGTCACCTGCCAATCGGTCTGCTTCGATGATCTCCAATGCCAATGGCACTGGACGATAGATTCCGCGATAAACGCTACCCGGCGTGCGAATCTTTCGGATGAGTACTTCGCCCGCTTCGACTACTTCGCGTTGTGCGATGGACTGTATTTCTTCCAGGGTGTACTGGCCGTTGATGTCACAGACTTCACACCACTCCGACCACACGCTATCGCGTCGGTCGTTAATCTCTTCGATATCATCGCCTTCGGGAGTCTCGAAAACCGATTGTGCTTTAATCCCGCATCCGACAACGGATGAGACTATGGTATCGACAACGCCCCATGCGTACGCATTGTTGCGTACAAGCTCCCTTGACCACGCCCTAAGCCGATCCGCTCCGAATGGGCCGAGTAACTCGGTATCCGCTGGCTGATTCTTCGGAGTGCGTCCGCTCGATACTCTCGAAGGCTCTGCACCTAGATAGGATCGCAATACCCGCCGGGCTTGCATTCGTCGCAATGCTCGAAGCGGGCTTACTGCCTCAATCGCTTTGTCTATGATGCGAGTAATCATCGGCGTGACCTCGACATTTTCGCAAGGCTGATGCCGCCGCTCGAAGTCTCTCGGTTGACTTGTTGCTGTAGTTGTCGACGCTCTTCAAAGAGAGTTGCTAGGTCAAGCTTGGTAACCGTCCTAGATCCAATCGAATACGAAGACGCCCCGCCTGTAAGCAGGGCTTCGATTGCTGCGTCGACCAATGCAAGTAGACTCGCCGATGTTGCCATGTAACTAGCATGGCAAACCTACCGCTACTTGCTAGATCGCAATACAATTGCAATTGTAAACAGGCTGGAAATCAATCGCCTTCTTGCGACCAAGTGTTTCCGCAGTAGCCGCATTTGCAGTAGCGTATTTTTCCACGCTTGGCATAGACTCGACTGAACTGCTGTCTAGGTGGACGCGATGTAATGCAAAGCGTGCAATCTCTCGGCGTGAACTCTCTTGGCTTTGGTGCCGATTCAATGGGCTTATTTTGGTATTCGTCCAGGGAATCGAAAACAACGTTGCCTTGATCGTCGGTTCCTCGCCTTCGATGTACTACGTCGTCAACCGGGTCGTAGTCAACAACTAATGAATTAGGCGGTAACTTCTCTTGCTCAACCGCTGGAATCTGCTTCTTGCTCTTTGCCATCCTAACTCCTCCTCTTTGGTATCCATCCGCCTTGCCGAGTCTTGAAGTTACCATGCTGATAACGCTTCGGCTGTGGCTTTGGTTGTGACTGCTTCTGATCTCCGCTTACCGTCTTCGGCTGAACCTCAACTTCGGACGGTGCTATTAGTTTAACACCGCACGCCTCACCTGCTGCCGCCGCCATGTATGTCGCGTCCAGCCAGTGGTTATTTGTGTCCTTAACGCTCCAGTATGTTTTGGCTCCCTTGCCTTCGGTGAACTTAGTAACTAGCTCTTCCGCTGCGATGTGTTGAGCGTATTGGCTATGCCGCTGGTTCTCATCGAGGGAGAAGAGCGAGAGCGAACCACGCCGGATCATGTTGGATTCGTCGAATGTCGGTGTCATAAACCGCTCATGGACGAACTGCTTCCAATACGAGGTATCAAGCTCGTAAAGCCATAGATTACCGTTTGGAAGTTTCGCTGCGTGTAAGTTGTCGCCCGCTATGCAAGTTGTCGTAGACTTCGTCTTTCGATGGTAGGGAAACTGCCCTTTTGAAGCGTGAAAGATGCCGCCGACTTCGCGGACAAACTTATAGGGTGCATTTGTGAAAGCACCCGAATCCACGAAACAGAAGTCTACCGCCCGTCTCGTACCGGTTGCATCGACGAATTCACGACTTAGCAATTCATCCCGCCAGTTGAGTAATGCGTCGTAGATCATAGGCTCAGATGCTTCGTGATCCATGCTCTTATCCGTGCCGTAGACTTGAGCGATGCCATAATCAACAATCACACCGCCTGCCCCGTGCCACCATGCCGCTACAACCCAATGGCAATTGTACTTGCCTAAGTCAATCGCCGCTGTGAGTGCAACCGTATTAGCCGGTAGTTGTCTTCGTGCGAATCCAGACAGACGCGACTCGACGAGGGCTGGAGTAATGCCCAATCCCATCGGCCCCGCTTCCTCTGGTGGATCATTATCGATCTCAGTCGATACCGCTTTCGCTCCAACGTCTGCAACTCGGTTGTAGTAACTCTGCACGGCCGATAGTTCCATCGGCTCGCCGTCAGCGTGCATCTTGCGACTGAACGAGCATTGATTCGAGACGACTGAACCGCGTTCAATCTCTTCCTTGTTGTCACGCCAAAACGCAAAGGCTTCCCGTGCGTCCGGGTCGTCTTCCTTGCGTCCGCGTCTCAAGTCGATGTACTTCTCGACCAAGTCGAGGCGGTCAGGGGCTTTGACTAGCTTTCGATACCGCTTGCCTCTCCAAGATGGCTTCCGCTTTGGGTCGGTGTAAGTGTAAGCAATGCACTTCCTGTTTTGGATTGTGCATAACATAACGCGGGGGATCCGCTCCGATGATTGACCTAGCCCGGCAATATCCTGCTCGATGATGTCGGCATTCTTCGCTACCTGTGCTTCGCTCGCTGCCGCGTCTCGGTCTTCGATGTCATCAATGATCGCAAGGGTAGGTCGCTGGCTTCGATACTTCGTTCCTCGAATCGCTCCGTCAATGCCCAATGAGTAAAGCACCTGTCCATTCGATGCGGGCTTGATCTCCCTAGGCCATCCCGTTAACTGGTCGAGAGCGATTGACGGGAAGACGAAAAACTCTGGGCCGATAACGATGTTGGTCGACTTACCGCCGACCGTTTGCATCCGTCCGCGACTTGACCACGCTCCGACCGCTTGAAACGGTATGCCGATTTCGGGATAGTCTGCAATGAACACTTCGTTCTGTTGCAATTGCTCAACAACGTCGCGTACTTCTTTCTTCGCTTTATCTGCATTCTTACCGATCACTACCGGGAAATGCGACAACCCGCGAACCATCAAGAACAACGCGGTAAGAATCGCGAGCGTGGTTTTCCCCTCGCCTCTAGGCCCTGCTATCGCTTGGTCGCCACCATAGCAAGCTGCGTCGATGATAGATTTGACCATCGCTAGCCGGTCTTCCGTCCACGCCTCGAAGAACTTGTCGGAGAAGTACGTCGACAACCATAAAGAGCAATCAGCCTCGCATCGTAGACGACGCGAAGGATCTGCGGGAGGTGAGATGATTAGGTCGCGTTCCGCTGCTCGCTTTTTTCGCATCAGTTCACGCTGACGCATCCGCTCGTCGCCCTTAACCGGATCCGCTGACGATGCCGTTTTCGGATGCAATGCGAGCAAGCTCTGCAACTGGCACAGACTGAGCGACTGCAAGAAGTCTGAGTCTAAGTTCATTGTCCTTTGCTTCTTTTTTTGCTCGTGCTTCTTCTCGCTTCTGGTCGATTGCGTCCGCTGCTAAAAGCACCTTTGCCGCCTCAACCGCTAACTCTGGATCCGTCAAGCATGCCATCAAAGCCGCCTTGATTTTATCCTTGTCTACGTCCCAGTTTTTCTTCAAGGCTTGGTTAATCATCCCGATGTCACGCTTTGTTTCGATCTGGAACACTTCGCCCCCTACCCCCAAGTGCGTTGTGACTAACCGGCTAACGGACTAACTTTCTGTTGTTTTTTTGTGCAAAAGATCTG